ACGTAATACTTCTTTGCAGCATTTGCGCAAGAGTTTGTGGTGCGCTTGTGTATGACCCTACAGTTGGAATAATAAAGTAAGTGTATTGGTTGACGTTAGCTGCCGCACCTGTATCGGGTCGAGTTGCATCCGCGTTAGCGCGGTCAGTGAACGTCCCGGAAAGCGAGGTAAAAAAGCTGCTTAACGACGTTGTATTACTAGAGACAGAACCGATTGCAATATTACGATTGTCAACTTGAAAACCCCAATATTGACCGCTGCTTTGGTTTAGGACTGAATTACTTATCTGAATGCGGAAGACCGGCCCGCCTAGCGTACTACGCTGCGCCGTGTAGTTTGGGCTAGAGCTACCGTCATCCCCACCGCCACCGCCGCGTTCCGTGTCATAAGCTAGTTGCGGATAGGTAGCAAAATGGTGAGCTTCGAAGTTACGGTTTTCGCCACCAGAAACAGTCACGTTCCGGTTGACCACAAACGTCGTGTCGGCCACGGTTGCGAACCGTAGGCTTTGAGCATAGTTGGCCGTGCCGCTCGTCAGGTAGTCGGTTGAGGCGCTGTCGTCCACTTCGACCCGCAACGCCTGCCCGGTGTCAGCATCAAAGGCACGCAGCCCGTCAGCATCCACGACAAGACAGTAGTGTTCTGTGGCGTCACGGTTGATAAAGTGCGTTGCCGCCTTGTCGCTGAACGTCGGCGCGTTCGTCGTACCGTAGTCGTACAGTTCGCCTAGCCACTCAGTCGCTTGACGCTTCTGCATGCCGACAACTGGTGACAAGTAGGCGTTTTCAATCTCGCTGGCCGTGTTGCTGAACCGCAAGTTCTCTGACTGCTGCGAGACGCCACCAACAAGGTCGCGAATGGTGTCACTAATCAGGGGCATTAGCGGAACAATCCCGTGCGGTGAACGATGCGTGCGGTGCTAATGTTGTCGGCAATCATGTTGTAACCGGCCACGTTGGTTTCCTCGTTGACCAGTTGCGTGTACGCCGTCTGCTCGTCAAAGCGGTCGCTCTGCGCCAGCGTCTCGCTGCTAATGGTACGCTCTTGGAAAATCCGCGCAGCACGCAAGGCAATGAAGCGGCGCGCAGTCTCTGGCAGTTCGTCGTAAGGGAGACCAATCGTCTGATCGACAGTGATGTCATGGTCAAATTGATAGCTATGGGTCAGCCGGTTATACAAATAGACGCCTCGCTGCACGATGGGCAGGTGGCTGTCGTTACCGCTTGGCTTCACTCGCATGACGTTCGGCGCAAGCACGATGCGGCCTTCAAGGTTGCGAGCGAGTTTGATCTGGACGTCAGTGTTCCAATGCCACGACTGAGTTTGCAGTTCGCGCGTGACGTTGCGCACGATGTCGAGTGCAATGGTGGCGTCAACAACGGTGTCATCCTCAAGGCTCTGCACTGGCGTCTCGCCAATGTTCATCAGACACGTATTGACCGCTTCAAGTTCTGTAGTGGCTACGACTGGATTGCCCATGTGTGGTGTCTCCGCTGCTGCAAAAGGGAATAGGGGTAGCCCGGAAGCCACCCCTAAAAGCTAGACCTTAAAGGTCGGTCGGAGCGTTACCGGTAATGCCAATCATGCACTCAGGGCGGAGGACTCCGTGGCCCACTGCGAGCTTCGACACCATCAAGGTTCCAAGTCGTCTAGGGTCATAGCTGCTCTCAGAACCAAGGCCCAAAAGCTGCACCGTACCAAGGGCTTCGGGGTGCATAATGAGCGCGAGGAAGTTCGACATGTCCGCGTTGTACTTAGTGCGGAAGTCAGGGAAGCGGTCATTGCCACCAATCTGATCTGCACTGCCCAGCGAGCCGTGATTGATTGCCATGTTGGTCGTCTTGACAACTTGCATCCCAGCAACACGCAGAACGGAAGCGTCAGCGTAGTCGCCGTTGTTAGACACAAAGTCACGGTTCAGAATCTTATCGTTCTGTACGAGGCCATAGTACACAGCCGGGGACACGTACACGAAACGGTCAGATTCTGGCACGAACTTCTCGTCCAGCTTCTGTGCTGCCAGATAGATTGCGTCAATCAGTTCGGCAACAGTGTTGGTGGTCTGGTCGCCAGCGGAACCATCAGCATCCACGACACCAGTTACGGCAGCGTTAATGTTGATTGCTTCAGCGACACCTTGATCTGCCAGTGAACCGGTCGGAGCCAAGATTTCCTTACCAGCGGCAGCAAACAGGTTGCGGTCATAGGTCAGTGCCAAGGCGCGACCCATCTGGTTAGTGAACTCACCGCGCACGTCGTAGTGGTTTTTAGCCTCGTCAATGTCCGCAATGAACGTGTGGCTCACTAACATGTCGTCAATGTGAATCACTCGCTCGTCTTGCTTGATTGAATAACCAGTTAATTCCGTCCCGCTAGAGTGGTATTCCGCAATGGTCTTACCGATAGCCGGGAACTGAGCAGATTTGCCAGACTGGATGGTGCGTACCCGTGTCCGCTCGCGCAGTACGGTGTTTGCATCAAAGGCCGCTTGGACCTCTCCGCTCCAAAGGCGAAGAAACAATTCGTTGTTAGTGTCCCACTGCGTTTGGTTGGTGGGCGGTTGAGTGTAAGTTGAACCCGACCCAATACCTAGGCGGGAAACAGTAGCGTTAGCCATTTGTTTGGCCCTTTCGTAAATAGTAACTACGTGGATTTCTCGCGCGGTTGTCCGTATGGGCCGCTTATGTCAGCGCTAGTGGCAGTATGCCTGTCGCGCTAGGTTGCTTCTCAGCACCTGCGTCTGTGTCTCGATAGTGTCTGCCGGGGAGACAAACACGGGGAGCCAGATTGTGCAGGTTTGTTCTTTAAGGTCCGCGATACCAGCCTTTTGCTCGCAACTCGCGACGAACAGCATCATCACTGTCAAGGCGATTAACTTCATTGCTTGCTTCGGCTGCATCTTGGAAGCCTTGTTGTGTCTTGCGCGTCTTCAACAGGTAGCCCGTCACAGCGACTCCCGCCGCGAACGCAGACAGCCAACTCAGTAGGTTCTTCATCGTCTGCCCTTGCGCCAATCGTCAACGCGCAGCCAGAGTATATAACAAAATGCTAACGCTAGCGCAACGAATACAACCCAAGTGTAATTCTCGACAAAGGATGCAACTTCGCGTGCAGGCTCAATGACAGGCGCAACGGCAGTCAGTCCTGACACCACAGCAGCAGGCACAGCGGCCTTGATCGTGCGGCTTTCCGTCAGGCTTTGACGTACCTTTTTGATGGGTGTCAGAAACAGCGCACTTTCAGCAGCACGGCGCTTGATAAGCCCAGCGTACTGCTTGCCGCCAGCGTACACCCATTTGTGAAACTCTTGGCTTGCCGCATGGAACTGCCCACGGTTCAGACATTGCAGCAGCGTGCTTCCTGTCAGGCCGTGAATGCCGACGTTGTAGGTAAATGACACTAAGGCGTCGAACTGATTCTGGTTGATGTCCACTAGGACGGCAGCACGCACGGCGTCCTCATAGCGCGTAATCGTCTTCAAGAACATTTCGACCACTTTGCCGTGCGTGTAGGTGTCACCTTCGCTCAAGTAGTCAACGTCGTAGCTTGTCGTGCCGTAGCCCACAGTCAGCACAGGGGTAGACGCAAGGTTATCCATGTAAACCTTACGGTATTTCAGCGGTGTCTCGCGTGGGCCACCGGGATACGGGGTCGTGCCGTCAGTCAGCTCCAACGACACCCCAGCCTCATAGTATGCTATCAGCGCGATGCCGCGCTCGCTCAGACGTCCGATTGCCATGCTACATCGCCGCTACTTTGCGCTCGACTTCCTGACGGAATGCCGGGTCTTTACGGTAACGCGGGTCTTGCATTGCCGCCACCATTTCGGCTGTCGAGCGGAAGCCTTCTGGCGCTGCTTGACCGCGACCGCTCACTGTCTGCCTTGGCTCTTGCGCGCCAGTGGCTGACGCAAAGTCTGTGCGGATTTGGTTCATTGCCATCTTCACAGTCGTCACGTCGTTACTGTTCAGCATGTCGTTTAAGCGCTCAATCATCGGTTCGTCGTAAGACTGCCCAGCCCACGCCTGCATTTGAGACACCATTTCGTCTCCACCAAACTCATTGATGATAGCTTGGCGATTCTGTTCTGCCTCGCGCACGCGCATGTCGCGTACTTGTTCGACAAAGGCGCGCGGTATGCCCATCTTCTCAAAGTTCTCAATCGTTTCCTCGCTAAGCTCGCCGCCGTTCTCCATGAACTCTTGCTCAGCAGAAGTAATGAGACCGTCCATCTGTGGCGATTGCTCGCGGCTACCGAGTTTCTTCTCAAGCTCACTGTATGACTTGGCTAGGTCTTCTGGTGTCTTGAACTTTTCTGGCAACCACTCCGGGCGCTCTGGTTCTGACGGCGCTGGCTCCGGTGCAGCTTCTGGATTTTGTGCTGCCTCCATTGCCGCAACCTGTTCCTCAAGGGATTGCGGCGCGGCTTGCTCTTGGTCAGGCATGGGTAGGTTTAG